ACCTAATTGATCTGCAAGTTTTGCAAAACCTTTTATAAGATCAACATTATTACCAAGTGTAGAACCATCAGCTAATTTTGTATTATCTAATTGTTCTTTTGTAAAAACTGTTTGCGCTAACCGCATTGCTGAACCAACTTTATTTTGAAAAGCTCTACCAAATTCTTTTCGTAAACTTGCTTCTGCTTCTGCTCTTTGTGTTTCAACATCTATTAGTTGATCGTTTGTAGCTTGCTCTTGTGCAGTATTATAAAAATTTATAAGTTCTTGTACTTGGGTATTATTTAATCCAAGTGTATGCGCAACTGGTTTAAAATTTTTTATTAACTCTGTTGCTTCAATTTTATATTCTTCTGCTGATGCTGGTCTACCTAATTTATTAAAAACATCATCCCAATCTTCTTTGGTTGCATGTTCATTTGGTAAAACAATTTTATCTTTACCAACCATTTTTTGTGAGTGAATGTAACTCTTTGCCAACCCTGGTATATCCTGGATTGTTTTGAGTGATGGATCTTCTTTTAAATCATCTGGAAGACTATCTCTCCAATTTACTGTAGTTTGTTCGACAGGCTCAGACTGAACTTGTTGCTCAGCTACCTGGTTTTCTTCTGCCATGTGTTGCTCCTTTTAAGATTTTTTTTATAAATAGAATGACACTTCGCTGACCTTCTCGGTAAGCAATATTATTATTGTTGTCATCTATAGTTGAAGAATGAATATGAAATCTATTCTCCAAATCCTCTAATACTTTTTTACCATTATCACTTTCAAAAGTAATTTGATAAAATTCCATTAACTGTTTTATTTCTTTTGGTATATCCATTAACCCTTCAATGCTTTGATTGCTGGTGCAGCTTTTCCAGCAGCTTCAGCTTGTTGTAACTCTGCTTGTGCTTCCATCATTGCTTGTTGTTGTGCTGCTCTTTGTTCACGCAACTGTGCAACTTCCTGGTCACTACGCATAATTTTTGCTGGCACACCTAAAACTTCTTGTGTGTGTTTTACAAACTTATCTACATCAACATAATCAAACACTGGTGCAAGTTGTGCAAGAGGAGCCAACATCTCAATCATTCTTACGGATGCATTGATGTCACCACTTCTTTGTGATCTTGCAAGAGGTGAAGTATATTCGATGTCAATGATTTGACCTTGCAGCGGTTCAGGTGCTGGGGGAAACATGTTTAGTCTTAACATAATATTAAAACATCTTGTTATAAGAGGTTGTAACATTTCACCCTGAAGCCTTCCTAATACTGGTGCAAGCATTCTCATTTTTTCTTCGTTACGTTGTAAAACTTCTGTTGCAGTCATGTTTACTCTTTGAGCTAATAATAACTGATCAACATAAAATGCTTTACGAATTGCATCTCTACGTTGTTCTTCGTATTGGACACCTAATCCAATGTTTGCATTTGTGTTTAGTGGTTCTATTCTATCTCTTGATCCTGAACGATAAAAATTTAATCCACCAGGTACAGTTCGTATTGGTAAAATAAAACCATCATCAGGAACGAGGAGAGGGGGATCTATTGTTTTTTGTGCAGCTTTTATAATTGTTTCTGACATTTTATTAATCATTTTAATATCTGCCAGTGCAACCATTGCTGGTGATCTTCCATACATCTCTACTGATGATTTTAAAAATCTCGGTACAACGTATGGGAACTCATCATAGCCACCTTCACCTAAAAGAAAATTTGTTTCTGGATCACAGTAGATAGATGCAAAAGGTTTATTTAATGCATCTTGTTTTCTTGGATCAAAAATATCCCTTGGTAAAACTATATGTAATAATTCTATTTCTTCGTATGGATTGTTTTGATTTAGTTTTGCAATCTTTTCATATTCTTCACCAAACATATTGACAGCTGATCTTGCTGACATTTTAAATTTACGATAAACTGTATCTACTCGACCAAACTCATTTTCCTGGATGTATATTTCAGAAATATGTCTTGTTGAAAAACGTAAACCAGCAGCTTCATCTTTTTCAATAATCATCCCAGCTGTACCAAAAGTAATAAGATCCTGGTATAGTTCGTGTATCTCTTGTTGAAAATTAGATCTGTTTAGAACTATGTACATTTGATTTGTACATTCTTCTAACCACTCCATACTTGCGTCATCTAAATTCAATGCTCTATCTTTGTACGACATAGAGAACCAGGGAGATGCAGCATTGGTTAGCATTCCATGTAAAGATGAAGCTAATAGTTCAGCTGCATTGATTGCTGTGCTATCAAATATTTTTTCTGTTCTTTTATCGCCTCTAGCTCTTTTAACTGTTACATCAGCTCTACGAGGTAAAACATAGTCAGCTATTTCTTGCCAGTGACTATCCCAAGTACCTCTTTGTGATTTTAATTGTGAAAATCTTTTTATTAATTCTTTTACATCAGTCACCTAATTTTTCTCCTTCTGTACCTAGAATACTTGATTTAATTGTATCTATTGCTTTACCAGCAAAAGATTGTATTGATCTTTTACTTTTAAATTTTTTACCTTGTTGTTTTGCTTCAAAGCCTTCCATGTAATCTTCGTATGCTTCACCTGGTTGACCATAATCCGTAAATGATTTGGCAGCTTCTGTTCTAAGTAAAGTGCCACCAACTCCAGGCATTGCAAATGACATACCAGCTGTTGCAACTCCTTTAATTAAATTTTGTCTTCGTAACATTTCTTCTGAGATAGGTGTTGATGTCATGGCACCAGTTGGATCTCCAGATCCCATTGCACCACCAGTTACACCATACTTCATTGATAAACTTTCTTTATTCCCTATGACAGATCTACTGACACTAGGATCACCAGCTGCATATAATCTTTCACCTTCTTTTGCTCCTATACGAATAAAATCACCACCAACTTTTTTAAAATAACTTCCAACTTTTACATTCTTTGATTTTACTAAACTATCATCAACCGCTTTAGAAACAGCACCACCATACATTTTATTACCAGCAGCAACCTCTCTTTCTTTTGCTTTCTTAGCAGCATCTTTAGCAGCATTAACACTTTGATTATTATTATTGTTAGAGCTGCTTCCGCCACCGCCACCGCCACTGCCACTACTTCTTTTTGTTGTGCTACCACCCATTAGTAACTTCCACCACCCATAAGACTTCTATTAGAAATTTCTGCTTCATCTGTAACGCCAGCAGTAGATGTTAAAATAGTTTGTTTATCTTTTTTCTTTTTCTTTTTACTTTCTTTACCTTCATCCATTATTTGTGTTGTTGAAGGTTGTACAGCTCCTGTTAATTTTTCTTGTGCCATTTTACTGACTAATCT